GTACCCCTAGTGTTTGTTGCTACAGCACAGGATAAGCTCAATGCTTCAGGTACTGCTACTGCTTCAGGTACTACCGCAGCAAACGCAAACAAACTATTTCAGATCACCAGTCAGCGTGATCTTACAAGTACTTTTGGTACTCCTACTTTCTACAAAGACAGTAACGGCACACCATTACATGGTTACGAAGTAAACGAATATGGATTATTTGCTGCTTATTCAGCCCTGGGCGTAAGCAACAGAGTGTTTGTAGTTCGTGCAGATGTAGATACAGCTCAGCTAATTGGTACATCAAACCGTCCAACAGGCCCAGCTGACAACGGTACTATTTGGTTAGACCTAGCCGGTACTAACTGGGGTATCCAGGAATGGGATGCTGATACTAAAACATTCACTAATGTTGCTCCTATTGTAATTACTAACACTTCAGATTTAACTGTTGGTGTTCCTAAGTCAAGCATTGGTCAGATTGGTGATTATGCTGTAGTAACAACCAATACAAATAATCCAATTTATTACAAAAAGTATACCAATGCCTGGGTTAATGTAGGTACCAGTGGTTGGCATACATCACATCCAGCAGTACAAGGTACAGCGACTGATCCATTGTTAACATCTGGTGATACTTTCCTTATCAATGGTACAGAGATTACTTTAACTGGTACTGATGTTGATAATGCAGTAAGCCGTATTAATGCTGCTAGTATTACTGGTGTAAGTGCTTATAATAATTCCGATAGATTAGAAATTTTTGCTGATACCACTGCAAGTTCTGATGGTAGCACAGTGGATGGAGCAATATACATTGCTGCTGGTGGTATTGGAGACTTCCTGGGTGATATTGGTATTGACGCTGGTCAGTATTATGGTACAGGATTCCAACACGGCGCCCATTATAATGTTCCTGAATGGAAGAGTTCCGACACCATTCCTAGACCAAGTGGCAGTGTATGGTTAAAGACAACCAATGCTAACTCAGGTGCAGACTTTGTTGTTAAGGTTTACAACAGTTTGACTGGACAATGGACAACTACCGCAGCACCAGTATATGACACTGATTGGGAAGCAAATGCAGTATTAGACCCAGCCGGTGGTGGTGCTAATATTGCAGAAGGCAGTTTTCATGTTAATGTTGACATAGCTAATGCTAACCTTGCAAATTACACATTGTTTAGAAGAGCAGTTAAAGGTGCAACAGTTATTACAGGAACAGCAACAAATCCAACATTTACTCCTACAGATGCGTTTCAGATTACCGTAAGTCAGGTTGGAACATCAACTCTAAGTTCAGTCTATACTGTTACTTTAACTGGCAGTACCGCTGCTAGCTTTGTAACAGATGTATTAGCTAAAAATATTCCTAATCTAAACTGTGAACTAAACAGTGCTGGTAAGATTGTGTTTACTCACACCAAAGGTGGTATCATTAGATTGGTTAACACCATTAATTCTCCAGTTACAACAGCTGGATTTACTGGCAGCACAACCTATTGCCGTATCGTAACTAATGGTGTAATTGGTAGTAACTGGGTCACAAACTTCACTTACACAGCGAGCATGGACGAGCCAACAACCGATCCTATGGACGGTACATACTGGTACGACAGCACAGCATCCGAAGTTGACATCATGATCCATGACGGTAATGACTGGGTTGGTTATCAGACCAACAGTAACGATGCTCGTGGTTACGACTTAAGTCTGTGTGATCCAGAAGGTCCAATAGTTAGTGCTTCAGAACCTCTGGAACAATCCGATGGTACAGCATTAAGTTACGGTGATATCTGGATTGATACATCAGATCTGGAAAACTATCCACTCATCAAGCGTTATGATAATGTCAGTGGTCAGGGCAAGTGGCAGTTAATTGACAACACAGACAATACTACAGAAAACGGTATACTGTTTGCTGATGCTCGTTGGGATACAGATGGTGAAAGCAATCCAATCACTGATGACAAGCCAGCGATCTCAGACTTGCTCATGAGTAGCTACCTGGATCCAGATGCACCTGATCCAGCACTATATCCAAAAGGTATGTTGCTCTGGAATACCCGTCGTTCAGGTTACAATGTAAAAATGTTCATGTCTGATGCCTGGAATGCGACCGATTATCCAGATGTTGATCCACTACCAACAGTAAGTGCTACTTGGAGAAATGCTTCAGGTAACCGTAATGATGGTAGCCCATACATGGGTCGTCATGCACCCAGAGTTATTATCAGCAGTGCTATTGCTAGTGCCATTGATACCAACACTGAGATCAGAGAAGAACAGCGCCAGTTTAACCTAATTGCTACACCAGGTTATCCAGAAGTTGCTGCTAACATGGTTGCATTAAACAATGATCGTCGTAATACTGCATTCATTATTGCTGACACACCATACAGATTGGCACCAACTGGTACTGCGATACTGAACTGGGCTGATGGTAATGCAAACGATAGTATCACTACTGCTGATCCATACATGGCTGTGTTCTATCCAAGCGGTATAACCAACAATCCATTCACTACTGGCAATGCAGAAGTAATGGTTCCAGCAAGCCATATGGCTTTGAGAACTCTGATCCGTAATGATGATGTAGCTTTCCCCTGGTTTGCACCAGCAGGCTTGCGTCGTGGTTTAATTGACAATGCTACCAGAGTTGGTTACCTGGATGCCAACGGTGAACTAGTAAGTATTGGTTTAACCGAAAGCCTAAGAGATACCCTGTACGAAAATAAAATCAACCCAATTACCCAGTTCCCAGGCATTGGTTTGGTAAACTTCGGACAGAAAACTCTAAATCCATACGCAAGTGCCCTGGATCGTATTAATGTAGCACGATTGGTATGTTATATCAGAGAACGACTACAACTTATTGTTCGTCCATTCTTGTTTGAACCTAATGACAAGATTACCCGAGACGAAGCAAAACAGGTTGTTGAAAGTCTCATGAACGATCTAGTAGCAAAGCGTGGTCTATATGACTACTTGGTAGTTTGTGATGATACTAACAACACACCAAGCCGTATAGATGCAAATGAGTTATACATTGATGTAGCTATTGAGCCAGTAAAAGCAGTGGAATTTATTTACATTCCAGTGCGTATCAAGAATACTGGCGAAATAGCAGCAGGCTAAGAACAGGGGCTTAGGCCCCTGTTTAATATGCTAAGTTAATTTCAGTGAAATCTACAGGGCATATTTAAGTGATTTAGAGTAAATAATATAAACAGGAGTAGAAATTATGGCAGTAGCAAGTTTAACAAGATTTACAGTACCCCTAGCAAGTGGCCAGAGCGCCAGTGCTCAGGGCCTACTGATGCCCAAGCTGCAATATCGTTTCAGAGTTAGCTTTGAAAACTTTGGTGTCAGCACCCCCAGAACAGAACTTACCAAACAGGTAGTTGACTTCAAACGTCCTAGTGTAAGTTTTGGTGATATTGTTATTGATACCTATAACAGCAAGGTTAAGTTACTAGGTAAGCCAGACTGGACCGATGTTACTTGTACACTCAGAGATGATGCTGGTGGCAATGTAAGTCGTCTAGTTGGTGAACAGTTACAGAAACAATTTGATTTTGCTGAGCAAGCTAGTGCTAGTTCAGGTATTGATTACAAATTCATTACCAGACTAGAAATGCTAGACGGTGGTAACGGAGCAAGCGCACCCAACGTTCTTGAGACCTGGGAACTATATGGCTGTTTGGTAAGCAGCGCAGATTACCAGACAGTTAACTATGCAACAAATGATCCAGTTACCATTTCAATAACCATTAAGTACGATAACGCAGTACAAACACCAGATGGTTCAGGTGTAGGTGCAGCAGTTACCCGTACACTTGGTACAGTTGTTACAGGATAATAATAACAACTATAAAGTGGTACTAACTGAAAAACCCGAGCTAGTCTCGGGTTTTTTTGCCTTGAATGCCTAACAAAAATACACATTTTTAGGACCATAAATAAACATATGGCTGGCTTAAATAGTATACTCAAAGGACTTGGACAACACGAAGGCGTGAGGGATTATCGTCACGCCAGTAAAGTCTTTGTAGACAATAATTACGAACTTGCACCCAAGCAACAGTTCTTATTTCATGTATTCTTTGAACTAAGTCCTACGGCTAGTAATATGTTACAGCCTGCTACCCTTAAAAAGGTTGAAGCCGGTATCCTGGTCAAGAACATAGATTTACCTAAGTTCAGAGTAGATATTAAAAAGTACAATGCCTACAACAAAAAAGATTTTGTACAAACAGCATTACAATATGACCCCATAAACATTGTATTGCATGACGATGGTGCAAATGTGGTCAGAGATTTATGGAGATGTTATCTAAAGTATTACTATCGTGATTCTGACTATGGTGGTAGTAATATTTTAGGTAATCAGAGTAGTGTGTTTAGAAATCCCAGATACTCAGACACTAGGGGCACAGATCGTTGGGGCTTTACACCACAAGCATCCAATGCCGAAGACTTTTTCATTAGTGTTAAGATCTACAGTTTAAATCAGGGCAAGTATAGTTTATACGAATTAATGAATCCTAAAATAGAAACTTGGGATCATGGTCGTCATGATGTAAGTCAGGGAACCGGACTCATGGAACATACCATGCGTCTGAATTATCAGGCAGTAAACTATTCCGATGGTTATGTAAAAGCTGGACAAGTCAAAGGTTTCGCTACTACCAGATACGACAAACAACCAAGTCCACTAAGTCCTTTGGGTGGTGGTACCAAGAGTATTACAGGCCCTGGTGGTTTAGTAGATAGTGCCAACGAGATTGGTGATGCTTTTGGTCAGGGAGATTATTTAAAGGCTGGATTCCTAGCACTCAGAGCAGGACAAAACTTTAAAAACTTTGATCTTAAGAAGGCAGCAACCGCTGAGATTGGAGAAACTATTAACGGTGCTATTCGTAGTGGCGGTGGCGGGCAATTTAGTTTTCCTGTGGTTAATACCGCAGCTAGTTTAGCAAGTAAAGTATCTGGTGCATTTAGTAAAAAGAATGAACAACAGGCATCAGGACCACAAATACCACCAGGCTATGTTAACAGCAATGGTGAAAGTTTAGGACCATAACATGGCAGATTTTAGACCCGTATATTCAAACTTACCTCCTAAAGACCCAGGTCTGACAGCAGATTATTTTAATAACTATTTCAAAGCTCGTCGCAACATAGATGTTAATCTATACGATGCTGCGGTAGCATTGTTTGAAAAACAAACCAAAGATAAAGCCACAGCTGAAACCATTGCTAGCACATTAATTGCTGCTACTCTAGAACAAGAAATGGATTTCAATAACTTGTTGGATAAGTTCAGTAAAATGAACATAGACGACATCAACAAGTATATGGTTACGGTATTAAATCTTAACCGTAAAAATTCTAGTTACATTGGTTATAAGAGTGATAACCCCAACACTGGAACTTATGTAAGTCGCACCATCTTACCTTAACATGGCAAAGTATGCACAGGGTAAGTTCAGACCCAAATTTCCTGAAAAATACATAGGCAAAAAGATGCCCACTTACCGTAGCAGTTGGGAATTAAACTGTATGCGATTTTTTGATAACAATCCAGCCATAATAGCCTGG